TAATAATTGCAATCATACACTTATTTTTAATAATATTCTTATGAACACTCAAACTTCAGCGGCATCATTAATTAGACTTGCAAATAGCACTTTAACTTGTCAGGTTTGTAATAATATTTTAATTGGAATTGGAGGATTTCTTGGTGATGCCCCTATTAAAGTTGAATATTCTTCTGGAAAAAATCTTATAACAAATAATACTTTCAAAATGACTACTTATTCTGGACAAATGATTGATTGTTCTGGAAATAATACAAACATATTAAATAAAGGTGAAACATATTATACAATTATATCCGGTGAAAGAGCTAATTCAAATGCTAATAAAGATGGGACTCAAACTTTTTATCCTAGCTATTATAGATATTATGCAGATAATTTGTCATACAGTGCTTCAAACAATGGTTTATATTTTTCTTTTACTTCTAAGGATGTTCCGGTTGGCGCAAAAATAAATTCTGTTACCATATTATATAGTTTAACTGGAGCAACAACAAATCTAAAAAGACAATGGTATAAGTTTGAAACAACAACCGATGTAACCACTACTGATGTGGTTGTTAATGCAGATATTGGAGCAACAGGAAGCGATCAAGAAGAGGTTCTAACGCCAGGTGTAGCCACTTATATGGGCGCCGAAGATACACATATTGTATTATTTACTATTGTTAATTCGGGATCATATACTGCTTATATAAAAAGAATATATATTAGTTATACATTATAAAGGAGAAAGTTATGTCAGAAAAGTCAGGTTTAGAAATGTTAGAAGAGTTAATTCAAAAAGTAAACTTATTAAATAAGAGATTTGAAGTAATTGAACAAAATACGAAAGAATTAATGAATAGAGCAAATGGATTTGAAAAATCAAAACGTCAAGAAAAACCAATAAGTCCTTCAGAAATAGGTTTGCAGCCAGTAATTTCAAGTACTGTTCCAAATCCAATTGAAGGGAGAGCGCTTGAATCAAAGCCTAAAAATACTACAAAGGTCATTGGTAAAATTAAAGGCAAAGATAATAAATATCTTAGTGGAGTATTCGTTAAGGTTTTTAACCAAGCAGGAGAAATAGTAAAGGAAACCAAAACAAATAGAGCTGGAGAATGGATGAGCTTTTTGCCACCTGGAAGATATGGAGCAGAATATTTATTAGAAAACATTATACATGCAAATGTAAATTTTAATGTTTTAGAAGGTCAAAAAATATTAAGAGTAGCTCAACCTAAGGAGTAAAATATGGCAGTAGGCCACAGAGTTTATAGTGATTTATTTGATTTGTCACATTTCGTACAACAGACATCTGTTGCACATAGTAAGAATTTAATAATTGACGAATTAAGAGAATATTTTAAACATGATGTTATATATAAATTCCGAGAAGATGGTTTTGGATTTCCATTAACTCCTGATCATACCGATTTACCTCCAGATATTCAAGAGGAAAGGTCTACTCGAATATATATAGGTGATATATTTAGATATGATAAAAGATATTGGCCTTCCGTTACTGTACGTTATTCTTCAGGAAGAACATATCATGTTAGTTTCAATCAAAACAAAACAACAAAATATCGTTTGGATTTGGTTTTGGATAGCTATGGAGAAAGGTCTTATTTAAGAGTTCCTACTCATGAAGTATATGCAGGGGCATGGGATCAAAGTTTTGAAATTATCATAGCAGCCCAAGATATTCCCAATAGGGAAGAGCTTACTGATTTAATTTCTTCATTTTTTATTTCACAAATTAGACAAGAAATATATGAAAGTGGATTGTTTATTAAAAATGTATCTTTGGGAGCAGAAAGAGAAGAGGATTGGGGAAATGAAAAAGTTTATCTTCAATCTATTACTTTAGATACATTTACAGAATGGAGAAAAGAAGTTCCATTAAATTCTAACAATCTTGTTGAGGCCATTAATTTTTGTTTTGAATATGAAAACACAGTGGTCAAAACACAAACCTCTCAGGATGATTTATAATCAAATTTCATTTTGCCAATCTCTAATGGCTTTGCAATTTTTACATAATAAAATAGATCCTTGCAATTCTATCATTGCTCTTTTTAATGACATGTTTTTAATTTTACCAATTGAATAAGACTTACCGTTTTTAAAAAATTCATAAATTGGAATTGGATAGGAGTTTTGACAATCTTGGCAAATAGCGCCGAAATGTTCTATTAATGTTTCTAGTTTTTCTTCAAATTTAATTTTTTTTACTTCATCTTGACACTTCCTACAATAACTAAATGGCTTGGAGTTTTTTCTTAAATAAAATTCTTTTTTATCTTTTATTTGATTGCATCTAGCACAGAATGCTTCATTTTCTTTTAACTCTATAATATAAGAGCGAGTGTTTCTGCCACCTAAAGGAGAGCACTCTAAACAAAATTTTCTTCCAGTGAGATTGTATATTTTACCTTTCTTCTTGATTTTATTAAGGAATTTCTTCTTACAGTTTTGGCAAATAGGCATTTTGTCCTCCATATTAAATATAATTTTATTGATAGTCTTTTTTATTCTTTCAGTATGTATACTTTATATAAGTGTTGGAATTATAATTTCTATCAATAATATGACATTCTCCTGAATGGATTAATATATGATTTTTATTGTATTTTTTTCCAAAAAGAGTGATAAAAATATTTTATCTGGGAGGATCAGTTAAATGGCAAATATTCCTGGCATTCTAGGTTATATACAACCAACGACCGTTTCAAGAGTAAGAACAGTTTCAAGGGCTGTTTCTATTCCTGGTGGGTTACGTATTCTCGCCGTTGTAGGAGAAGGCTTAAGGGAAGAGGTAATAATTGATTCTGCTGCTGGTGACGGCACTGATGGATTTAATCCAACTTTTACTGCAGAATCTGATGGATACGGAAGATTCTTTAGAGCTTCCAACTATCCTATAATTTCTAATCGTTCTGAATTATATCTTAACGGCAGTGCTCTATCTATTTTAGAAGGAACTGTTGATGGCAGCAGTTTTTCTACTGAATATGATGCAAAATTAGAAATTGCAACTGGTAAAATCGAACTTCAAGGGGCTTCTTTAATAGACCAAGGTGGCGCATATTATCTTGCAAATAGTAGCAATTCTGGCGACGGTTATCTTAGTGATATTACATTGGCAGACACAAATGCTCCAGCAGAAACTTGGACAGTTAGATGTACTGATACATTAAAAGATAGTTATGGTGCACCAATTCGCGGCCAAGCATCCTTTTTAGTTTCTGGCTCTGTTAGCGGACAGCTTTTGGACGAATATGGTCAACCATATATTTGGAAAAGTGATGGGATCGCAATGAGTAATGGAATTCTTTCTTTTGCTATCCATAACATTTCTCCAAGCGCAGTTTTCCAAGTTGGAGATAGATTCTCTATTGGTGTTCAAAGCCGCGTTCTTCAAATAAACGATAATTTAGAACTTAGATATATCGCTTCTGCTGATGTCAATGATCCAGAAGCATTTACTGATCCAGTACAATTATTTGCAAAACATGGTTCTCCAAGTTCTACCAATACATTGTCATTGGCTGCACAAATGGCGTTTGAAAATGGTGCAACAAGTGTTTTGGCATTACAAGCAAAACCACCGCTTCCAAGAAAAATAACTGACATTGTGTTGCCCGCTTATAGTGCAACAGGAGGTACAAGCGGTGCTTCTGGAAATTCAGATCCTGATGATTTAATTTTTTATATCGATGATAATGGAAAGCCTGACACAGATACTCAAGTTCAATTTTTTGTTATAGGAACTGATGGGACTGAAACACAAATTTTTCCCAATAAGGTAGATTTCTATGATCCTGATATTACACAAGCTTTTGCCCAATATGAAGACAGTGGTGTATCTACTAATCTATTAGCTGAATTTATGGATCCGGGCCAAAGCGGATATACATATAGTTATACAGTAGTAAGTGATGATAAAATTGAACAAGGTTCTAATGATGCAACCATTGCTCCAATTGGTATTGGTGACTCTGCTACAGTAACAGCTGCTTCTGCTCAGTTTGTTGCCGCTGATGTTGGAAAATATTTGGATTTCCATAATACATCAACTGCAAATTCTGGACGCTATCAAATTTCAGCAGTTGCAAGTGCAACTTCTGTTACAATTACTCGTGCTAGTGGCTCTTTTGTTTCTGAAAGTTCTGTAAGATGGCAGCTTTTGGCCTCTTCCGGAACATCACAAAGAATATTATTTACTACAGACTTGGCACTTACTGCTCAAAAAGGTCTTAAAGTTATGTATACAGATGAAGATGATGCAGATTTTTATGATGCTAACTGGGCCGATGCCCTTGATGCATTGGAAACACAAGATCTTCAAATTTTAACTATGTTTCCAACTCAAACATTTTCAGCAATTCAACAAGCTGGTAGAGTTCACTGTGAAAGAATGTCTTCTTCTTACTACAAAAGAGAAAGAGTTTTGATTACGGGAGCTTTAGAAGGTCTTACTGTTGCCAATGTTACCGGACAATCTTTAGCTGCTCCAGAAGACATTGGTGTTCTTGAAGGAATTCAAGGAGATGATGCATCTGAAGTGTTGGCTGGAAATATTGAAGATTTGGCCGATTATGGAGTTTCAAATAGTTTCGGAGATTCTTTCCGTGTTATTTATATGTATCCAGATTCCATTGTTCGTGTAATTAATGGAACAAGGTCTACATTGCCTGGTTATTATATCGCAGCGGCTGCTGGTGGATATCTTGCAGGCGAAGCAAATATTGCCATGCCATTAACTTTTAAAACCCTTGTTGGATTTACTATTCTTAATAGCAAAGTATATAAACAAGAAGAATTAAATAGTTTGGGTGACAATGGAATTACTGTTGTGCAACCAGTTACTGGTGGCGGCCGAGTGTTACATGGAAAAACCACAACTCAAAGCGGTTATGCAGAAGAAGAAGAGATTTCTATTGTGTTTATTAGAGATCAAGTTGCTCGTACAATGAGAACAAGTTTCCAAGCTTTTATTGGAAAACCAGAAACTGACACCCTTGCTCCATCTCTTACTGCGCGTGCAATCAGTTTGCTTAATGCTTTTGTTTCTCAAAATCTTATTACCGCTTATCGAAACCTCTCCGTCGCTCGCGACGAAACAGAAGCTCGCCAATGGAATATTGTTGTAGAAGTACAACCAAATTTCCCAGTAAACTGGATTTTTATAGATGTCAGTGTTGGCTTATTCTAAGGGAGATGGTGTTTGAAAAAAGAAAGATTGAGGCAGCTGTTAAATACGCATTCTATTAAAGAAATTTCGATTTTAGAAAATATACCATATTCAACTGTTTGGTACAATGTGAAAAAACATAGATTAACGGCTACAAGACCACTAATCCACAAATATACGCTCTTTGATAATTTTACTTCCGAAAGCTGCTATTGGGCTGGATTTATAGCTGCTGATGGAAATGTTTTAATTAGGAAAAAAAACGGAACATATAGATTATCTATTAAATTAGCTAGCAAAGACCTACAGCATTTAGAAAAATTTGATCAGGTAATGGGTTGTGAGAGTAGAGTGTCGACAACTAAATATAAAATGGCACATATTTCTTTTCATTCTAAAAAACTTATTGAAAATATAGTAAAAAATTTTAATATTGTTCCAAAAAAATCTTTAATTTTGCAACCACCTGTAAAAATGCCTCAGGAATTTAATAAAGATTATATTCGAGGCTATTTTGATGGTGATGGGCACATAGGTTATGTTAGTGGCACATATTGTAATTTCAACATTGTTAGCGGTTCATTGCGCATATTGGAATGGATTAGATCGGCACTGATCGAAGAAAATTTAGTTAATGAAAAATTAAAAATTTATCAAAAAAAACATAATTTATATTGTATAGATATAAATAGCCAAGTTTCTTTAAATATTTTTAAGTGGCTGTATACTGATTCAAAATGCAATCTTCGTCTAGACAGAAAACATAAAATGTATCAAGAAATTACACAAAAAATAGAAAGTAAAATACAATATTATGAGCAACAAAATAAAAGAGTTCCATCAGGCTGTAAGGGGTTTAATTTAAATTATAAAAAAATTTCTGAAGAATATTTGACTGGAAAACAATTAAAAGAATTATCTAAAAAATATAAAGTCTCTCAATGGACTCTGTTAGATAATTTTAAAAAACTTGGGATCAAAAAAAATAAAAAAAGAAGTCAAGATTCTGAAGTTTTTAAAATATTTACATCAGAAAGTTGTTATTGGGCTGGATTTATTGCTGCAGACGGTTGGGTTAATAAATATAATTTAGGAATTGAATTATCTATAAAAGACATTAATCATTTGAAAAAATTCCGCTCTTTTATAAATAGTAATTGTGACATTTCAACTAGAAAAAAATTTTCTTTTGGTAAAATATTTAAATATTGCAATTTATATATTTATAGTAAAAAAATGATTGATGTTTTAAAAGAAAATTTTAATATTGTTTCAAATAAATCGCTTGTTTATGTTATGCCAGAAAAAATTTCTAAAGATATGCAAAAACATTTTATTCGCGGTTATATTGATGGAGATGGAAGTATTGGGTGGCACAAACATAATAATAAACCTAGAGTTCATGTTTGTTCTGGCTCAAAAAAACTCTTAGAACAAATTAAAAAAATTATTAAAGAACAAAATAAAAGAGCTGGGAACCCATCAATACTAAAAACAAAAAGTGGTAACTTATATACTCTTTCGTTTATGGGACATCAGGCATATGATATTTTAAATTGGCTTTACAAAGATAGTACAATTTACTTAGATAGAAAATATGAAAAATACATAGAGGTAATATCGCGATATGACTTATCCTAAAACAGGAAGTTTACTTTTCAGTAATGTTCAAACAGGTCTTTCTACACAAATAATTATTAAAGCTGGATTTAACACTATTGGTGCAATTCAACAATTAAAAGTCAATCAACGGCGTGATATTAAAATTTGGGAAGAGATTGGAACAGATGGAATTGTAGAAAGTCATCCAATTCATGCTGCGCAAGTTACTTTAGATGTAACGAGAATTGTATTTGATAATTTAAGAATAGCGGAAGCTTTTGGAAGAGGTTTTATTAATTTACAAGCTCAAAGAATTCCTTTTGATGTTCAAGTTATTGATACTTCTAATACTAAAGGAGAAATTATCAATTCCATAATTCATGTTTTTCATAATTGTTGGTTTAAAGATGTTTCGACATCATATCAATCAGAAAATTTTATTATTACGGAAACGGCAGCATTAAGTTGTGAATATGTAACAACAACAAAACGAGCAGAAAGCGCTGTAGAAGGCGGTGCTCGTGGAATAACTTATGAATATGATAGTATAGAAAGAGAAACAGATACAAAAGGTCGCCGTGGAAGATTCGATTCCACTGGTATGGAGCCTTAATAGTATTTACCTTGGAGGTTAATTAATATGGTTTATCCAAACACAGGTAGTATTTTGAATAGCCAAATTCATACTGGACTTTCTACCCAAATTAGCATTTTGGTCAACAATGAGCCAGTAGGAGCTATTCAATCATTAAGCATCACTCAAACAAGAAACCTTGCTAGAATTAAAGAGGTTGGAACTGATGGCGTTTTAGAAATAGTTCCAGAAAGGGCCACAGAATATAGTGCAAATATTGAAAGAATCGTTTTTGACCGCTTGAGATTGCCAGAAGCTTTTTCTCGTGGTTTCATTAATATTAAATCTCAAATGATTCCTTTTGATATTTTAATTTTAGATCGTACCGGTGGGGGTCCAGGATCTGAAGGAGTTGTTAAACATCTTTTAATGAATTGTTGGTTTAATTCATATAATCCAAAATATGGTGCAGACAACTTTATTCTTTCAGAAAGTGCAACTGTATTTTTTGAAGATATTAGTTCAACTCTTGGAACATCTAATAGTTATGCTGCACGTGGCGGCGAACGTGGTATTGCTCAGCAAACACACGAACGTGAACGTCTTACCGACACTAGTTCTGGCGGCATCGCTGGTGAAAGTGGCACAGGATTCAGAGGCACAATGGATTTCTCAGATCTTATTAATGCCGCTTTTGATGAATAAAAAGTATAAAGGAAGGACACTATGTGTCCTTCCTTATTTTCCTTCCAATAAGAAAGGTTCCAAAATGTTAAATCTTTCATTTTATGTTAAAAAAAGTAGAGGTATATTATGGTTGAACTCAAGAACACAAGTTTTGGATCTATAGGTGCATCTTCTATAGAACCACAAGAAGAAAAAAAGACATTCGATTTAAAATCATTAATTGAAACAGGAATTGTGAAAAGAGAAATAAATATTGATGATAAAACTTTTATTTTAAAATCACTTTCTATGTCTGAAAGAAAAGAATTAGCAATTATAGCAAGAAAAATTTTGCAACAAAGTGAGGGCCAATCTTCTATCAATCCAGAAGAAGCTATGGAATTAAACAACGTAACTTTGACTTTTGCTATTTATTCAGTTAATGATGTTCCAATAGAAGATTTACACCCAAATAAAAAATTACCTGTTTTGCAACGAAAACGTGAAATTATAGACCAAATGCAATTTCATGTTTTAGCAGAATTGATTTCATTTTACAATGAAGAAATTCTTTTACCATCTGAGCAGCAAATTGAACCCGGAGAAGTAAAAAACTAGCAGAGGAGCCCTGGCACAGGCTCCGCTGGAAACTCTGCAAAACCTTTAAGGTGCCCGTTGATAGCGATTTTTTTGAAAATGTAAATACAGCTCAACTAATGTGGTATCAAATACAATTTGCTTTGGATGAAAAAGAAAATTATGAAACATTAAGAGATGTTGCTGAACATAATGCTATGTTTGTAAATCCAGAGGGAGTAAAGCAAGTAAAAGAAAGCAGAAAAAATACTTTTGTTGCCTCTGACAATGATTTTGAAAATTTTGTTAAATTGCAGTTTGGAAGAGAGTTGCCAAAAAATCAAGAAGAAGAATGTTCCTTTGAAGAAGTTATGAAAAATATGGAAAAATCTAAAGAAAAAATAAAAGACTATATGGATGTAGAATTGGATGATATAACGTTTACACCATTTACAAGGGGTTCTGATTAATGGCTGATGATTTTAATATTAAAGATTTTTTTAAACTTGATCCAAGTTTCAATGAAGAAATTAAAAAATTGCAAAATATTGTTAATTTAGCTAAGGAAGCGTTGGCAGAAGGCATAAAGAATATGCTTCCTGAAAAAGAAATAAATGCATTGAGAAAAAATCTTGAAAAAGTAGAAGGAAATTTAAAAGAGTATAAAAACGCTTTAACAGAAGCGCAACAAGCACAGGCGAATTTTTTAGATTTGCAAAATGGATTAGCAAAATCTTTTGGAGCAACTGGAAGTGTTGTAAATACTTTTTCTGACCATTTGCAAGGTTTTGTTAGTGGAATTTCTAAATCTGCACACGTTTTGGGAGCTATGGGCAATGCGACATACAAAGATTTTGTTAATCCTATGAAAGATGCAGGCTTAATAGTATTGGGCGCCATTCCTGGTTTTAAATCTTTAGATGAAGCAATGCAAAATTTAAAAGATACTCAAAATGTTGCAAGAGTTTCTTCTGTTTTATTAGGAGAAAGTTTAAATGTTGCAAATAAAAAAGCCAAAGAATATCCTGCTACTTTAAGAGAATCTGCTGCTGTTACAGGAATTAATGCTAAGGAACTTAATGATATGAATACTGCTTTACAACAGGTTCCTGGCGCTTTAGACCTAACAGGAAAGGGGTTTGCAGACATTGCCGCCTTGCAAGGAAGATCAATACAAAAAACAGCAGCATTGGCTACCGTAATGCGTTCTTTTAAAATGACAGGAACAGAGGCCGCTCAATTTGCTGCAGAAGCATGGTTTGATTTTGGACAAACTACAGAAGAAACAATCAAACAAATGGGTAGAATTGCTAGTGCATCTAAACAAACTGAAGTGGATAGCAAAACGGCAAGTGATCAAATTAAGACTGCAAGTAGTAGTTTGGCACTTTTTGGACAAAAAACTGGCGCTGCTTCTGAAGTTTGGACAACATTTATGCAAAACTTAAGTAATACTGTCCCAATTAATGAAGTTCAAAAAATGGTTACAGGACTTATTCAAAGTATTGCTAGTATGAGCGTAGAATCCCGCGCTTTTATGGGAATGATGAGTGGAATTACTTCCGGAAAATCAGCTTTAGGTGGGGCTTTAGAGTTGGAATTGGCTTTAAGACCAGGTTCTGATGAAGCTGCCAAAAATGATGGCTTGCAAAAACATATGAAAGGTTTAACTGACACTTTGGCCCGTTTCGCTGGCGGTCAAATTATCACTTTAGAACAAGCAGCTCATAACCCACAACTTGAAGTTCAATTTCAATTGCAAAGGCAAATGTTGGGAAAATTAACTAATATTACAAATCAAGAGCAACAAAATAGGGTTTTAGAAGTATTGAAAGGTGTTCAATCAGGTGGCATGGCTGCAATTGAAGGAACTCAAGCTTTGCAAGATGTTTATAAACAAGGAACAACAATTGCAGATCAACAACTTTCTGCATTAAAAAGAATTGAACAAGTGTTAAGAGTGTTTGTTGGTGACCAGGCAGATAAACAATTAGAGGCCGCCGATTATTCTTTAAGGTCAGAGAAGCTAAGTTCAATAGGTGCCGCTATAGGAAGAAGCTCTCAGTCTGGTTTTACTGAAACAGAACAAGCTTCTTTTGCTATGACGGATTTAGGAGAAATGTTTAAAAACGCTCCATCAAAATTTGCTAATGCTGTAGAAATGTCTAGAGGTGAATTGAAAAAAGAAGATATGCAAAAAATGCTCTTAAGTTTTTCTAAGGGACTTTCAGGTGAACGTACAAAACTAGTAGAAAATCATGTTCGTATGCCAGGAGAAACAGAAATACAAGGTAATATTCCAAAAGAAAGAGATTTTAAACAAAATATATTAGAATATGCCGCTAACCTCCCAACTGAAAAAACAACTAATAATATTAATTCAGTTTCTGAAGAATTTAATGCACTAGCTTTAAATATGAGTAAAATAAATGCTCAATTGAAAAACTTTTCTTCCGCTCCACCTGTAGAACTTAATGAAACTATTATGCCATTTGATAAGGTTAATGACTCTTTACAATTGGTTGCCAATTCATTAAATGAAACTAAAAATAATGAAATTTTTACTACAGAAGTTCCTAACTTAAATCAAGAAAATAAAACAATAACTAATCCAATAAACGCAAGAATTGAAAATATAAAAAATGGTAATATTAATGTTGAAATTACTGTAAATGGACTTTTAAATGAAAACTTTAATAAATCTGCACTTGAAAATGTAGGTAGAGATACAGGAGAAGCATTAAGGAGAGTTCTCGGAATAAATAATGGCGAGGAACAATAGGAGATAATTATGCCCTTCGATGATAGAGCTAAAAACGACCCATCTTACCAAAACAATACAGGAACCGAATATAATTCAAGACAAGGAAACTTGTCTTTGCCAGATATTATACAACAAAATCCACAAACACCAAAGGCAAAAAGACAGCGCCAGTTGGCGCGATGGCGCATTCCGGCTCTTGGTTTTATTGATATGTATTTAAATCCCCAACAGATTCAAATTCAAGAAAGAAAAATTATTACAAAACAGCGTACTGCTGGAGGGTACTTGATTCAATATTATGGCGAAGAGTTAATGGAATTAACAATTAGTGGTAGCACAGGAGCAAGTGGTATAGAAGGAATAAATATTTTAAGAAGGGTATATAGGGCCGAACAAGAAGCTTTTCAAAAAGTAGAACAAACTCTTGCAGATAGAATCAATAGTATGACAAGACAAGGATCTTTAAGTAGTCTTTCTAAACGTGCTCAAGAGGATGGAATTGGAGGGCTTGCCGGAAGTTTAATTAGTGATACCTTAGGAGGGGCAAAAAACCCTCCATTATTACCTACTTTGGGTTCTCTTGCGGCAGCTGTAGAATTTTATTATCAAGGTTGGGTGTTTAAGGGATACTTTATGAATTTTGGCGTAACTGAATCTGTACAGAATGGAGTTGGTGTATTTGATTATAATATGTCATTTACTGTAACGGATCGAAGAGGTTTCCGCACCAATAATATGCCATGGCATCGACAGCCTGCTACCATTGATACAGCTTCTGGTAAAATGAGTAATTTTAATTCTGCAAACAATGACATTACACCTTTAAATTTTAGCGGTGAAAAATAAATTAAATATAATGGAATTTATTGTTTGAAATAAGGAAGTATGAAAATTTGTGAAAAATGTGGCAAAGAATGTAAAACATTAAGAAAAAAATATTGTAATTCTTGTTATAGAAAATATTTGCAATTAAAAAAAGAATGTTATTTTTGTAAAAAAATAAAATTTGTTAGAAAAACAACAGCAGAAGGATTTGTTTGTGATTTATGTTATGAAAAAAATTTTCGTCAAAAAAAAGAATGTATAATTTGTAAAGAAAATAAAATAATTATAAAAAATTTAAAAAAAGGGCCAGTTTGCAGTCTTTGTTATAAAAAATATTATCAACCAAAAAAAGAATGTATATTTTGTAAAGAAAATAAAACAATTATAAAAAATACAAAAGAAGGTCCAATATGTAAGCTTTGTTATAATAAACATAAATTTTCTTATAAAAAATGTTTTAAATGTTTAAAAAATGGTGTTATTGTAAAAAAAACAAAAGATGGCTTAGTTTGTAATGCTTGTTATATAAGATATTATAGAAAAAAAGAAAAATGTATTGAATGTAATGAGTTAAAAGTTGTTTCAAAAAGAACAAAAAATGGACCAATATGTGCGAATTGCAATGTTAAAAAATATCGTAAAAAGAAAATATGTACTATTTGCAAACAAGAAAAAATTATTTTAAAAGTTGAAAATAATGAAAATTTTTGTAAAGTATGTTATATAAAAATAAAAAAACAAAAAGATATTTCTTTTTATGTGCAAGAAACATTAAGAAATCGAATTAGAAAGGCTTTTAAAATATACAGCAAAAATGGTAAAACGAAAACGTCAGATGAGTATGGAATAAATTATCAAGCGATAGTGGAGCATTTAGGTCCATGTCCAGGGGACCGCGACCTATATCACATAGATCACATTTTACCATTATCTGCGTTTGATTTTAATAATTTAACACATATTAAGGCGGCGTTTGCACCCGAGAATCATCAGTGGTTAAAGGTGGAAGAAAATCTCAGTAAGAATGCGAAGTATGATGACAGGAAATTAGAAATTTATTTAAAAAAGTTTGAGGAAAAGATATAAATGAGTATAATTTTTAGTTCTAATCTTGATGTTGATGGCCAGAGCAGTTTAACGGGTCAAGCAGTATCTGATACACTTAGTTGGATGGAGTTTGGGGAACCAAATCGTCGTTCTAATATGACATCTGATATTGCACGTATTCGTGATGGCATTACGGATGTGGTTCACAAGTTACAAGGGGAGAATCAAGAAAATTTTGATAGAAGTTATATTGGTAGTGGTAAAAAGCTTGTTGTTGAGGGGAGTCATATAGAAGGTGGAAAAGTTTCTCCATTAGAAGAGGCCAACATTAAGCAAGTTTATACGCAGACTCCAAATGTTAGTGTAGTATTTAAAAAGAGAGCATTTTCTTCATTAGCTCACTTATATGATGCGTCAATGATGGACAAAGCAGAGTTATGGTTGATGCGAGCTACAAAAAGATTAATTGAGAGAAAATGTTTTATTATGGCGGAATATGAGCGCTTGGTAAAGATAGAACGCATGGCAGATGTTGGTTCTGGAATAGCTGCAATAATGAGTTCTTTAGTATCTGCATGGATAGATGATGAAATGGATTTCAGTGCGCTTGATATTGGTGGATTGGTGAATCCAAATAAAAGGACGTCTACCAGGGAATTAGAAAAATTAATTTTAGCACGTAGGCCAGTTAAAACTTCTACATATTTTATAGATCCTGAGGAACCAGAAATTGGAGTTATGGGGCGTGGGTCTGGTGCTTTTGAATTTACAACGATAGTCGATGTTTCTACAAGTTTAGATTTAGATGGAAATGGTGATTGCAGATTAAAAATTGAAGATCCTTATCATATTTTATTTGTTACAGAAGAAGACATTGAGACTGTTATTAGGGAGACAGCAGAGGCATCATTTTCAAATCCTCTTAAAAGTAGAAAGTTGATTTCTTTGTTGACTAGTGCACAAGATGGTGATGAACGCCTTTCTGAAAGCAGGAGATCGAGGGGAGTTAGTGATATAACTTTTAATGTAGATTTAGGTTCTAGTTCTGGTGCAACAGCAATTATTGATGCAATTGGATTTCCATTAACAACAAGCAATTTGGATGACGTTCCCTCTAATCAAGCTTTAACGCAAGCTGAACAGTCTGCTTTTAGAAGTGTCATGACTGGATTAAAAGGTTATGCTGAAGCTGTTCGTTTAAATTATTTGCAAGGCCAAGATAGCACAAAATTACAAGATGACCGCGAATCTGCAGATTATGTTAGGCAAAAAATGCGTTTATATTATTTAGGTAAAAGCATTATTCAACCAATGGATACTATAAATGTTTTTATGTCTGGTAACACGAGACGTGCTGGAGAGGGAGAAGATGTAGATGTTGCTGGTGATGTCGCAACATTAGATGGGGCCATTAAAACTGCTGCCAGTGTTTTGTCTCACTATCGTTCTGATGGAGAATTGGGAGTTGGGGTTGATACAGCCTTAATTCAACAAGAGTTTGAACAATTTAAACAATATGGAAAATCATTCTTATCTTTTGAAGATTTTAAAAAATTAAGAACGATTCAGATGACGACAGATGAAATGACTCATGTTTTTGGTGGGTTAATTTTAAGTTCTTCTGAAACTTATAATGCAAGCAATGGCACATATGTATTAAGTGTTTCAGCTGGTTCTAATATGGAATGGCTAAAAGTTTCTAGATATAATGCTCAGCCGTCTTTAGATCAGACACAAGGTTTAGTTTATGATCCTTTTACTCCGTTCCAATTTGATGTTGATCCTGTCACAGGTTTACCGATTGGATCTCCGCAATTATTACCTGAAAACAAAAGGATTATTCAGAGCGCAACGGCCAATGGAGCTAGTTGTAGAGATTTAGAGAACCCACCTCCTCCTCCATTATATTATACTTCTGGCCCTTTAAGGGGAAAGAGAGTGTCTTTAAAAGACTTTGAAGATCAGTTAAGCTCTGATTTAAAGATGGTTGGTCAAAATATATCTAGATTATTCCAAGATGCTCCAGGATTAAAATATCGTTGGAAAAATGGAATTATGTCTGCAATTTATGATATAGGTACAACAAATTCACAAACAGGAAATTATGCGACCTATGAAGAATTAAGAAGAGATGTGGGTTTACCAGTTTCTAATACACCATTTGACAATATGGATGCAGCAAATATTATTTCTATAATGGTAACCGGCCAACCGTACAATTTTTCCACTTTTTTAAGAGCTGCCGTTGGAAATACAACATATTCATTAAACACAACTTCAAATGTTCAAAAAACATATTTGGCTTCATTATTAGATTTGCAAAAATCTTTTATAAAAGTACATGGTAATTTTGAACCTTATAAAACATTAACCATTAGCCCTGCGGATGCAGCGAGGGCAATGTATTTACAAAATCAATTAACTGGGGCTTCTGCAGAGCTGACACAATTGAGAGGGAGTTTTGCTGGCATTTCTGACAAAATAGCTAATATTAATGGCACTGATAACCCAACTTTTCAATCTTTAATTGATCAATTAAATAGTAAAAAAACATCTATTAAAGAAAGCATTGAAGAAGCTCAAGAAAAATTTTCTATGTTGTTGGCTTCGGGATCTCAATTAGAAAATAATGTAATTCATATTGCTGGAAATGATGTAAGCTTTGAATTAAAAGATAAATTTGCCAAATTTTCTAAGATTTTTGGAGACCGTTTATTACATGCAACAATGAAGAGAAAAGAAGATGTTGTATATAATAGAGACAAAAATTTTCTGATTATATCTGATGAGTATGATAAGGATTATGACATTCAAGCTTTTGTTTTATTATTAAAACAACAGTTAGCAGATATGTGGAAAAGTACATGGCAGCCTGTCTTTGAATTGTGTCAAAATGTGGCGAAAATTTTAAATTTTGAATTTTATTGCAATTCTCAAGGAAATTTGGTTTTTAGACCGCCCCAATATAATAGAACGCCAGCATCTGTTTTAACAGCAATGTTGAGTTATAATCATATGTCTGGCATTAAAGTGTTTCCAGATTTTTTGTTAAAGTTGTTTGCAACTAGAGAAGAAAGTTTATTGCGAGACATTAATGTTATTGAGTGGGAAATAAAACAAGATGCTGCCTTATTAGGATATACTACTTTTACAGATGTTCAACAATTTATTTCAAGTCAAACAGGTTCTTTATTTTTGTTTTTATATGATCAAGATGAATTAAATTTAAAAAAAGTTATTCAAGGAAATCAAGTTTTAGATCCAGAAGAAAAATTTTCTCTGCTTAGTGTTATTAGGAGATCCAACCGGGCCGAAAGTGTTCAAACAATAAAAGGTCTTTTTACCTCTTCTGCTCAAATAGATGTATATAAACAATTGGTAGGACCCAATAGTATTAATTTACCTTCTAATAATAAATCTAAAAAAGATGCTTTTGAAAAAGCAAGTAAACAGCTTTCTATTTTGACGGGACAACCATTAAATAATATGCCAACTTATGAACAGAGAGAAGTTGGAGTCAAAAAGAATGGAATTTCTACTCCTGCTTCTGACATTTCTTCTATAATTTCATCAATTTCTCAAAAAGTAAGTAGACGCGCTTCTTTGTTGAAAGTTTTAGATAAAATGTTAGAACAAAGCATTGAGATGCAAGAAATAAATGAAAATGCACAATTTAAACTTGGAACAAAGCCTTATCAAAATATTATGAGTTTATTTTCTTTTGGAGATGATAAAGAAACTTCAGGAATATATGATAGACTTATTGAAGATGATTCCAGGGACGCTATTGGTCATATGTCAGGTTCAAGATTTGTTATTAGAGAAGAGCATATTATAAGTTCTACTTTTAATGAAAAACCACCAATGATGACTTCAGCAGTTGTTACGGGAACTGAACCTTTAATTGGAGAAAGTGATGGGAATGTGGCTGGAATCCCAATACACAAAGCTTTTACCGTTGATTTTGACATGTGGAGGCAATATGGTTGGAGAGCAGAGTCGGAATTCCATAAGCCATTCTTTTGGAGTGCAGATAAACAATCAGCTCCATATGGCGTTATGTTATTATCTAGGCAAAGAAAAAATATTGTTACCGGTACAGTTCAAATTATAGGAAATGAATTTTATCAAGTTGGTGATGTTGTATATGTTTCTCCAAGACAAATGTTATATTATGTTAATAAAGTTTCACATAATTTTTCCTATGAAGGAAGATTTACTACCACTTTGGATTTAGTTTATGGGCATCCCGTAGGGGAATATATTCCAACTCCTTTTGATATGATTGGAAAATTGTCTTTTAGTAAAACTATGTCTCAAAATTCTTTTAGGGTTAGGAGAGAAAAGCCTTCTTTAAATCAATCGTTAGCGGTTATTAGATTTTCTAAAAATGATTTTGCTTCAAATGCACGTTCTGCTTTTTCTTCCATGTTGGGTGGAAATTTTGGGGCAACTAATTTTAAAAAATTAATAAATTCTGTTGTAGTTGCAAACGGTTATTTAAATCCCAATGATGTTTTAAATAGTCCAAAAATATTTATTATTTCATATGCTGGAGATGAAACTATACAAGAATATAGAAGACAAGCTGTTGAAAGGTGGCTGAGTCAACCAGAAAGTCCAATCTCTGCCGCTAATGGAGAGGGAATCGGAGGACTAGGCTCTGATTTTATGCCAAGTATGTCTTCATCCGGGGTGGGGCAAGATGATTTATCTGGTTATGTTGTTGACACAAATCTTATTAAAAGTGGACACATTCATTTATGTTTGCCAGATGGAGAACAGTTTACAGATGTTGAAAGGGACTTATTGGAAAAATATTATGCTGCTCCTTCACGTGAAGCTAGATTAATAGATTCGTCTTTGAAAAATGTTATAGAAATAAAATTAATTCAACCACCAGCTGGAGGTTGGCCATGGTAAATAGATATGTAAGTAATAATATTCGCAATGCTATTGTCATTAATACTGATTATAATTCTGGAGTATCTAATGTCAAGTGGTCTGATGAAACGGAGTCTTTAATTCCTATACCTCATCCATATGCAAGTTCAAATGGAGAAGGGATTTTTGTGGGAATTAGAGAAGGAACTAATATAGCTATAGGAATGGGTAATTATGAACAAAAAATTCCTTTAGCTACAATTCCCATTAAAAACATGTATGGTGATATTAGTGGTGTTGAAGAAACTAATGTTTATAGTTTAAGTTACCCTGATTTAGAAGAAGGTGACATTGTTATTCAGGGCTCTCATGGTGGACAATTAAGATTTGATAATGATGGCATAATTAGTATTCTTGATAAAAATAATAAAGGTTTTGTTTTTAGTGATGATCCAACTTTAAATTGCATTATATATAATTCTCCATTGGTTGAATATAAAATTTCTACTGGTGGAATAAAGTCTTTTGGGCGTGTGCGCAGAGATGTTAAGATAGATGATGATGATGAAGACTATATAGATCTTTTATCAAACATATATTCTGAAAATATTTTTGAAGAAATAGGAAGAAATCCTGCTGATCAGACATATATGATTTCTGGCACCCAGTTTCAAAGTGAAAATGGCAAAGATAAAAAAGTTTTTAATAACCCCTCTTTTGTAGAAGATAGACAAATTATATTTGAGTTTGGAAGAGAATGGAATGTTGAAAGATATGAAGAAGAATTAGATAAATTAGAAAAAGAGGGCATAATTCCAGAAGTATTTTTGGATGAAAGAAGAAACAATCGAAGTAACATTCTAAGTTTATCTTTAACATATCCCAATGAATTAATAGAAGTTGTAAATGGAACTTTAATAGATGTTTTTGGAAATATATTAGATATAAACAAAAAAATTATTGAAGAGCCTCAAGGAGAAACTCCAAAAGAACTTTTGTTAGATATGCTGGAAAAAACAAGACATAGTGTTGCTCACTATATGGAAATTAATACTCGAAAGGGATTGTCATCAAGGTTAGATTCCAAAACACCTATCTTTTTATATGATGCGCCACAAGTGGACTTATCAGAAAACAATTCACGAGATAGGAGCAAGTGGTCTTATAAAATTGACAAAGAAGGTTTAACTTCCATTAATGTTCCATCAACTTCGGAAACTGGAAATATTCCTCTTCTTGTTCGTCATGAAAATTCCAGTGTAATTGAAAAACAAGAAGATGGCAGTTTTAAAGAGCGAGATACAAACGAAAATAAATATTTGTTTAGAAATGAAGAGTTGCAAGATATTTATTTAGACCAATTTGGTCCAGGAGGAATAACTCTTAAAGGTTTAAAAATTCCTAATCGATTAAGTGGAAATAATACGAGTTGGCCTGATGAAGAGGTAAATGAGCCAAATAAATTGCCAGAATTTATAGAAGCAGGAACGGCCTTTCACAATATAACGAAAACAGCAATTAATATATTGGAAGAAAATATCAATAAAAATGCATCAGATGTATTCGAAGATTCTTCTGTTTTGGCAGATCCTCCAGCAATAGCAGATGAGATTAATGTAGAAATGCCAGCTGACAGTTCAATGGTTGAAAGTTTGCCAAATGCTGGTGGACGAAGCGCTCAAATAAATTTAGATGGAAGTTTAGAAACTTCTATAGGAGCAAATTCTATTGACAGAGTTTCTTGGATTTTAGATACTGCTGGTGCTTTAGTTGCTAGATTGGGAAGAGATAAGCAAGGAAGAAGTGCAGTTATTCAAACAGATGGTTCTGTTGTGTTAGAAGTTGGTGGATGGGATTTTATTGGAGAAGATGCAGGAGATGAAGTAGATATGAGATTTGTGGGTGGAGGAGAGGCGAGGTCTGAGTCTTTACCAAATGATCAATATCGTTTTAAAAGTGGCAAAGTAGTAATAAGAATTCGAAGAGCAAACCCAACAAATAGTGGACCTGATAGCAATGGTGCCGACCATCTTCTAATTTTAGATGAAACTGGCATTAGCATTGAATCTTCTGGAAGATTAAATTTTAAAAGTGATATGGATATGACCCTAAAAAGTGGTGGTCAACTTGTATTAGATGCGGAAGTGATTAGATGTTATGATCATAATTCCCGTTATATAACTAAATCAGGAAGAAGGATGGCATAAAATGACAGCTCCAGATTTAACACCTAGATTGGTTTTGCCTACAGACAGTGATATACCAATGACTTATGATGAGTTAATTGATACTATTAGCTGTTTATGTTCAGTAGGTGGTGTAATTAGGCCATCGACATTGCCAAGTGCAACTATTAATTTGGGAGATGTTTTGGTAGACCAGGCAAAACTGTTAAGTGCATTTACATCCATGTATGGATTTATTGCAGCAATTTTAAGAATGATTTCTTGTATTATGGATGTTTTGTGTGCTTTAACAAATCCATTTGCAACTATTAGAGCGGTCATAAGACTTTTTGGAACTTGTTTGCCAGATTTAATTTTAATATTTCCACAAATAACTGTAACTGCCATCATTATATGTATAATTAAAATTATTTTAGCAATAGTTGAATATATTACAACAGTTATTGTTCCAATTCTTGAAGAAATTATCCAAGATGTTCAAGATTTAACCGATGCTTTTGCTGCAAGAAACAAAGATGCACAAGCAGCTGTAGCTTTTAAATTAGCTTCTCTTTTTAAAGAATTATATAATATTCTTGGAATTTTAAAAACTTTAGATCCAATTATAGAGATGATTAAAACTTTGATAGATATGGCTGTTAATTTGCCTTGTAAAGGTTCTGGCGGATCTTGTGATGGTTGTGGAGACGATCAGTGTCCAGAAATTTTACAACAAACGGAAATTGATGGTACAGATGGAATTATGATCGTTATTTCAAACGGTGATGATCCTACCGACTTTTTAATTATGTTTAATTCTCCTGTAAATTATGCAAACTTTTTAAGTTTAAGAAGTTTTTTCCCACGAGGTGTTGATTATAATGAATTTAAAGATGCAGAAGATATACCATATACTATAGAAGTAAACAATACAACATATGGAGTTTCCTCTATTGATAGTGGTGGTAATTTGCATTTATTTAACATTAATCAAGAATTATCTTCTGATGGGTATTTAACATATGTTGCTGGTGGCGGCTTAGATAACATTCGTTTTAGTTCTCCAACGGCCGATTTTAGTAGTATAGGAGAATATATCACAATTTCTGACCCACAAAATGCTTTTAATAATGGTAATTGGGAAGTGGCTGAAGTATATGATGCATATAATGTGAGATTAAATAGGACTGATGGTCAGCCATGGATAGCATCTGATGAAACTTATTGGAAAATGACACCACTGGCGCCCAGCCCTGGAGTTTCAAACAGTTTTACTTTTGGAATTAATCATGCAGAACTTATTAGACATGATATAATTGGTTTAGGGTGCCACCCTGCTGTAAAATCTGAAATAAATGGATTGGAAGAAAGGTTTGGTGATATTTTAGATCTTGACGTTCCTGATTTTCCAGAAATAGATACGGATGCTTTAGAAGATGCCATTATTGTACCAAAAGATGTCACAACTGATTATATTTTAGACAATTATGATTCCTTAACTCCTGAGACCATTTCACAAATGGGGTCAGACATTGAGGGAATTTTAAATGGTTATTCAAATGATGTTAGTGATTATGCAAAAGATACATATGTAAGTCTTTTTGATCCTGAAGCTACTACATTAGAAGCAACGCCTTTGACGCAAGTGGTTGGTGATGTTGTAACTGTAAACATGACCGTATATGATAGGTTTGGTGGAATATTAGGAAGTGGATTTGCTGAAAATATTGTTGAAGCAGAAATTGCTGCAAATCAAGGTACTATTTCTTCTACAGAACCTGTTTTAAATGACTCTGGAACTATAACGGGTGTATTTACAGCTACACTTAAAAGTGATGTTCCTCAAATAATTACTTTAACTGCTTCTGTAGCTGGAGTTTCAGTTAGTGATTATTTAGGAAATGTTATGGTTCCAAAAGAAGTACAGGTTGAGTTTGTTTCTGCGGCAGAACTACAAAGACGTCGTGGTATTGCTGGTGAAGCCTCTATAGAACCTCTTGGCAAGGTACGTTCGGAGTAAAAAATGGTTGAAATTTCTCAAAATATTAATTATAGTGATTTTGATGTTATAAATTTTGTTAAACAAATTTTAAATGAAATTGAAAGAATTAGAAGTGTTGGAGATGTTAATCCCAACAATGGTTTCGAAACCATAATTTTTTCATCTCCAAAAGAATCAAGATTAAATGCTTTTTTTAGGCTGGTTGGGTTGCCTTCTTATGTTGTGAGAAAAAGCATAAAAGAAAAATCTTCTAATGCTAATGAAGAAGGTAGTATTTTGTCTCCTGGATTTCAAATTGGAAGAAATAATGATGAAAAGATAGAAAATTGTGAAAAATTAGGAAATTTAAACTTAAAAACAATTTTAGCAGATAGAGAAAGGCATTTTTCATCAATTGAAAATGCACGTGGCAGCGTAATTTCTAATCAAAAAATGACAGAAGCTTTTTATCATCCTATATATATTATTCCTAATATTTCTGAAGATGAAGGGGCCAATGTAGAATCAGGAACAACAGTAAAAAGAAATGTATATAGAAAGTTGTTTCCATTGATTACTTCATATCAAAAAATAATGCCAATCAGAAATGAAATTGCAAGACCTTTTGCAACTGAAGATCAATGTAAAGTAGATGATGAAACTATTTTAATGAAGCCTTTTATAGAAACGGTTGCTAGAATTAGATTTTTAACTGCTGAAAGTTCTGATAATGAATCTCAAATAGAAAAAGAAAATAATAAGATGGAATCTTTTCAAAGTATATTATCAGAAGAACAATATACCCAAGTAGAAGAAAGTTTTAAAACAATGAAAACTGCCGGAATGTTAGAGAATTTTATTTTAAATAAAATGCTAGCTTCTATAGAAAAATTGGCCCAAAAATGGAATGAGATTATACGAGAGCGTGACAAATTAATTTCAGAAAACGCTTTAATTGAAGTAAAGTTAAAAACATCATCTTCTAGAAAAAACATTTTAGGAAAAGCAGTTCAACCATCTTCTAATGTTGAAATAAAAAGCAATCATGCTAAAATGAAAAAAACAGAAAATATAAAAAAAATCATTGCAGTTGAAGAGGCTTTTTTAATGTTATTTCCTTCAAATGATGGAATTAATGTTGCAAAACCAAATCAGGCACAAACACAAAATACAATTAGTAATTCTTTGCAAAATGAATTTAATAAATTAATATATGGTGATATAGATAAATGGAAAAAAGAATTAAATAAAGAAACTTCACAATTAAATTCTCAAATGCAAAGGGCAGAGAAAATTAGAATTGAAATGGACATGATGACAGGTGAATTTTCTGGAATTTCAATTTTAGATGTTATTTCTGTAATTTGCGCTTTATTTTTAATTTCAAAACAAGATTTGTTAGCTTTATTTGATAAACAGGCAATAGAAAATATGAAAAATGAAAATAAAAGTCTTGAAGCTTTTGTAGAAAGTGTTGGAACGCCATCTTCTTTTGAAAGTGCCATATCTAATTTAGAACAAAAGGTAGAAAGTATATTTTTATTATTTCAAAGCTTAAACCTTCAATTAAAATATAATAGAAGGAATGTAAAAAGAAAACCTAAAAACAAAAATAAAAATAAAAAAGATAAAAGAGCGGTACAAACCATTTCTGATATATCAGACCAGTCTTCTGAGTCTGTAGGAGAATAACAATGTCTTTTGATCTTAAAATTGTAAATAACGATTTAAGAATTAATGTAGATGGGTCTTTACAAACTGTTAGAAACAATGATAAGTTATTTCAAGATATAATTAAAATTGTTTTAACCCCTTTGGGTTCAAATAAGTTTTTTAAATGGTATGGAAGTACATTAACCGCCAGAGTGGTAGGACAAGGGCTAGATAGTACCTTAATGCAAATAGAAATACAAAGATCTGTTGAAGATGCTCTTTTTAATTTAATTTCTTTGCAAAAATCACAATCTTTTACACAATATGTTTCTCCAGGAGAAACGTTAGCAAGTATAAGTGAAATTTCAGTTGTTAGAAATGAATCTGATCCTCGACAATATGAAATTTATGTATCAGCTTTAACTAGAAAATTAACAATAGTAGAAACGACATTTACTTTAGGGGTTTAAAAAAATGACTAATTTTAAAAGCTTTAACGATATTGTATTAGACATCTTAGAATATTTAAGATTAACACAACCTAGTTTGGATACAAAGCCGAACTCTGTTGCTAGAGATTTAATGGTAGATGGGCAAGCTTTACAAATTGCAAATTTATATGATGCTTTAAGAGAGATTGCTGCATCGCAATCAATAGCAAATGTTACTGGACAAGATTTAACAAATTATGCTTCTAATTTTGGAATTTCTAGAAGATCTGGTACTAAAGCTATTGGAACAGTTGTTTGTACTTTTAGAACATTAAATTCTGATGTAAATATTCCTGCAGGATCAATTGTTCAAACACGAAGCGGCATTCCTTTTATAACTGTTTCTTCTACGACAATTTTAACATCTCAGTCAAATTCTCTAAGAGCTACCGCTTCTAGGTTAAGAAATAGTTTAGATACAGCTGGAATTACAGATGAATTTGCAATTGAACTGTCAGTTGAAGCTCAAAGTCCCGGGTCTGTTGGAAATATTTCAAAATATTCTGTTATTAGCCATAACATTAGTGGTGTTAATGCAGTAACAAATTTAATTTCTTTTGTAAATGGAACAGATTTAGAAGATGATACTTCTTTTAGATCTAGAATTTTGGCTACTTTTGCTGGAGCAAATGTCGGAACTTCTCTTGGATATCGTAGTGCTATTTTAAATCTTTCGGACACCATTGATACCATCGTTGTTGAGCCAGGAGATGCTTTAATGACGAGAGATGGCACAACAGTTGGAACCGACTCTAATGGCGATGCTATTGTTGTAGAACCTGGAACTGGAGGGAAAGTTGATATTTATGTAATGGGGGAAAATTTACAATCCAGTCAAGATAGTTTTGTTTTTAATGATCAAAGTGGACAAGATGATCCAACAGATTCTGATAATGACCATATTTTAGGTCAAAGCAGTTTAACTGCTGATACAGATTTAACTTTAAATTCTAGACGAGTATCTGCTCTATCCGGCACAAACGAAATACCTGACCAACCAATTTCTCGAATTGTATCAGTTAGTGGAAGTATTTCTGGACCTAATTTTGTCGCTCAATATACAGATGATGTCGGAAATACAAAAGGAAACTTTGTATTAACAAAAGATTCTGGAGATGCTTCTGGAAGTGCATTTGGATTAGATAAATTATCATGGATTTCTGATGAAATAGAGTTAACTGATGAATCAAATACAAAAGGAGCAAGGAATAGCATTGATTCTTTGTCTTATACAGATGTGTTAAAAATACCTGCCATTAGACAAAATGTTCAGGTGATTAATGAAAATTCTACAATATCTTCTGATAGAAATTATATTAGTACTTTGCACACTCCTATAAAGACAGTTAGTAGAGTTTATAATTTAACGACTGGTGAAAGATATGTTATTTCAGATCAAAATCCTGATGGCAGCGGTACTTTAAATTCAACAGGAAGAGTAAAAATTAGTGGAAGAACTTTACCTACTGCCAGTGATGTTTTACAAGTTGATTATATTTGGTCTTATGAATATGATCCACATATTGATTTTGACAATTTTGATCCACAAGATAATAACAATGAAGCACAAGATTCAGTAGAATGGGGATTTTCTAATTACATTAGAGATGAAGATTCAATCGCAGATTTAGATTCATATAATAATTTAAATGTAATGGTGGATTATCCTATCTCAAGAGTTCTAAGTGTAAATACTTATGTAATAGAAACTTCAACTGTACAATCTAATAACAATAGAAAAGTGATTCAAGTAAATCAAGCCATTTCAAATATACATAGTATTACAGATACCACTCTTTCTTACAATCCTGAAGTTTATAATACTTTAGCAAATGATGGTTCTTTTTCAAATGTATTAATAACTTTACCAACAGACACTTTGGCAGAAACAGGAGACCAAGTTTCTGTAATTTATAATTTATCAGATATTTTTGATATAGATGGATATGATAGTGGAGTTTTTTCCGGAAGAAAAATTACTCTAAATCCTTCAACTGCCACAGAAGATGGATATGATGTTTTAGTTAATTATGTTGCAAACTTTTATAATTTGTTACCATCTACTGATATTTCTAGTTTTCCAATTTCTACCGACGGTTATAATTCATTTACAGGAATTGATGGATATCAACCAACTCAAGATATTTATTCTGGCACAAGCGTAATTGCGAACCAAAGAAGATCACCTTCTAGGTTGAGAGCTACAGTTTCTAATATTC